GTACGAGCAGACGTTGATCGACGAGTGGCGCACGTTGGACGCGCCAGAGCAGCGCGCGATGGCGCTGTTGATGAACCGGACGGCGGCCGCGCGTACGGTCGCCAAAGCGTTGCCGTTTCGGCAGCGGTCGACGAAAGGGGTGCGATAGCGACACATGACTCACAAGATTCGGCGGACGGCGGCGGCGGCGGCGGCGCTTCAGATCGTTTCGTCGAACGGACAAGTCGTGACCCCTCCGAGGCCGCGGCCAGCGCGCGCGCGACTGGCGGCGGCGCCGGCGGAATGGGCCAAGGTGCCCTCCGACGTGCGCGCGGCGATGTGGACGATCCTGCGGCGCGTGGCGCCGACGACCCAGCATGAACGGGACGCGTGGCTGAACCTGGCGAACAAGCTGCAAGTGCTCGCGCTCGAGGAGGCGGAGCTGGTGCACGAGTTCGAAGCCTTCATTGACGAACAAACGGCCAAGAAGGTCGGGCGCCGAAGTCGATGATGCCGATATTTACAACCGGTGCAATTTGCACCTACAGTATGGCGGCGCTCCGTCGCCTGGAGGCGTCATCGGCAGTCGCTTCCAACAACGATGAAGTCAGCGTTCCCACAATTCCTGCGTGCGCTCGTCCGCCGGTATGGTGGGACCGATCAAGCCTTTGCATCCGCTGCGGGCATCACACCCTCCCAACTCAGTCACTGGACGCACGGCCGCGGCGTGCCGGGGCTCGAGGCCTGCCTGCGGCTCGCAAAGGCGTCCGGGGAAAACGCGTCACAGGTCTTGCGGGCCGCCGGCCACGGCGAACTGGCCGACCTCGTCGAGCACCTGTACGGGCCGGCGGCCGCACGGCGCGCGATGTTTCACCGCGACCGCCCGCTCTCGGGCGCGGAGCAGGCACTGCTCGATCGCTGGCGGACGCTCAGCCCGCACGATCGCCACACGATCCAGCGGCTGATCCTCAGCCTCACGCGGCCGCGGCGCGCCTCATAACGCCACGAGGGCGGCGGTGACCGACGACAAGGTCCGCCGCCTCGCGCCCGTCAGTGCGGACACCGAGGCGCTGTTCCGGGCGCTGCCGACCTCGCAACTTGAGCTGTTGAAAGAGGCGTACGGGTTCAGCCGCCAGGCCGGCGCGTATCGCGCGCGGCTGACGCTGGTCGAGCGGCTGCTGAAAGAGCGGCGCGCCGCGGCGCGGCCCGAGCCGGCGAGCCCAGATGATCCGCAGGACAACGCCTCATGAGGAAGCAAGAGAAATCCGCGCCGGTTACAGTCTTGGCCGGCGGACGCTATTCCCTCGATTAACCCAAAGCGCCCAGGGTATAGTTGCGGCCATGGCAACCACGAATACATGCGTCGACCGCAAGACCGCTGACGCGGCGTACCGCGCTCGCAAGTGCATCATCTGCGGGCGTCGGCTACTGAACATCGAATACATCGCGCACCTCGTCGACCATGACACCGCGCCCGCGCGCGCGGCGCTGGCCCGCCTGCTCGAGGCCGAGCAATGACGACCGCCCTGAACAACATCGTCGTGGTCGAGGCCAGCGGCCTCGTGCGGGTCTGCGCCTGGTGCGTCGCGCCGATCCGGCTCGCGGAGATTCACCGGCTGCACCGATGCAGCGACGGCGTCTGTCCAGCCTGCATCGAGCGGCTCGAACAGGAGGTCGCGTGATCTTTTTTCTGCACATCAGCCACGCGACCGGCATGGAACAGACGGCGCCCTTCCCGACGGCGTGCGCGCGGGCGCTCGAGATGGTGCGGCTCTCGACCGCACAGCCGGCGGTGACGTTGCGCCTGAGCGAGAAAGGACCAACCGATGAGTAAAGCGAAGCGCCTCACGATCGCGCCGAACATCTACCAGTACCCCGACGGTCAGAAGGAGGCGATCGCGCGGGTCGCCGGCGCCAGCCCGGTCGCGAAACGATTCGGTCCGGGCACGAGCCTCGAGCACGTCCAGGCGTGGCTCGAGAGCAAGCAGAAGGATCTGCGCGCTGAGGTCAAGCAACTCCGCGAGTGGGAGCGCGATTTCGGCGACGACACGCCGGCCGAGCGGCGCCGCAAGGCCGGCACGCTCGAGGGCGACGCGCCCGAGTTCCTCAGCCAGATCGGCGGCCGCGAGGGGTTCAAAGCCGACCGATCGCACTTGCGCGCCTGGTTCGAGGTCGTCGTCGACGGCGAGCGCCTCGGCGACCTGCCGCGCGGCGCCATCACCAGCGGCCACGCCAACAAGGCGATCACGATCTGGCAAACGAAACCCTCACCGCACGCGATCCGCAAGGTGCGCGTCGGCGGGTACGCGCGCGGCGATGAGGCGATCGGCGGGTACGTGCGCACGGCGCCGGCGACGAGCGGCGTCGTCGTCGCGGCGCGGACGATTCGCCATCGCTGCCGCGTGCTGCGCGAGCTGTATCAGACGCTCGACGGGAAGCGCGCGCCGACGCCGATCGATGAGGCCAAGGTGCCGCGGCGGCCGAAGGCGCCGCCGGCCACCGTTCCCGAGGCGGTGATCGAAGGCGTGCTGATGAAGCTGGCGCGCCTCGATCCCAAGACGCACGCGCGGTTCGCCGTCGTCGCCACGACGGGCCAGCGGCCCTGCCAGGTCGGGCGCGCGCGGCCTGAGGATGTACAGATCGAGGAGCGGATCTGGCTGGTGCGCGACGCCAAGGGCGAGCCGGCTCATAGCATCACGCTTGAGGGACCGCAGCTCGCCGCCTGGGAGGCGTTCATCGCCGCCGACGCGTGGGGCGAAATCGACACGAGCAAGTACGGCAAGACCGTGCACGCCGCCGGCTGGCCGCGCGCGGTCCGCCCGTACTCGGCGCGGCACTCGATCGCCGCCGAGGCGATCCGCAACGGCGTCAGCCTCGGCGACTTGCAGGCGCACCTCGGCCACGGCACGCCGACGACGACGCGCATCTACGCACCGTTCCAGATTAATCAACAGCGCGCGACCAGCAAGAAGATGAAGAACTACCTCGCCGGCGCGTTCAAGCTCCGCAAGGTCAAGGGATGAAACAACCGAAGGATGACCTGTGGGCGGTGATCGGCACGGCCGATGACGACGGCATCGTCGCCAGCATTCTCCCAAACCTCGGCAGCACGCCGCTCGTGTCGCTGAACGAAGCGCGCATCGGCGACTACGAATGGCTCGCGCAAACGATCGCGGACGCGACCGGTAAGACGCTGGAGGTCGTGCGCTACCGGCGCGCCGCCGTGGTGAGGACGATTCGCCCGAGGCCGCAAGGATGAGCGACGAACTCCCGCCTGGCGTCACGGCTGACGACGTCCGCGCGTTCAAGCGCACCATCGCCCGCTGCTGGATCGTGGCCGGCTTGCTCGCCGAGCTAGCTCCCGCTCGAGCCGCTCGACCAGCAATCGGCGCGCGCCGAGACGAGCGGGCCAGTGCTCTATCCCGGCATCTGGCGCTCGAACGCGAAGGCGATCATGGAGGACCGGGAGATGATTCGGGCGCTGGCGGCCGCGCGCCGCGACGTGCTGATCACGTCGCCCTCGCTGGTCGCCCTGGGCACTGAACTCGAGAGCCAGGCCGAGGCGCTGCGGCCGCGCCTGGCCGCCGCGTTCCGCGAGATGTTCAGCCGCCGCGACCTGGCGCCAATCCCGCCGCTCGTCGTGCTCATCGCGCTCGTGCGCTTCATCGCGGATCGCACGCCGGACGTGAAGCCATGAGCAAAGCGAGCCGCCGAGCTGTGCGCGACGTCGCCGCACAACTCGACGCGATCTACGCGCGGCTGCCGACCGTGGCGTGCCAAGGGAAGTGCGCGATCGCGTGCGGCGCGATCCCGCTCACCGACGCCGAGGCCCGCCGCCTCCAGGTCGTTACGCATCGGAAGCCGCGCACGGTCCTGGGGTTCAACGGGCTGGTGGATTTCGTCCCCGAGCGGGCGATCGAGCGGTGCATCTATTTGACCGAGCACGATCGGTGTAGCGCGTACGCGGTCCGGCCGCTGATCTGCCGCGTGTGGGGCGTGGTGAGCACCTTGTCCTGTCATCACGGGTGCGTCCCGGATCGGTGGCTGAGCGAGAGCGACTTTCTGCGGCTGGCGCAGGCCGTCGAGCGCATTGGCGGCGGCCGCCAACTACGCACGGCGCTGAGCGGCCTCACGCTCCACGGCGATAGCTTCGGCCGCATCGGCAAGCCGACAGTGCCCGAGGCCGAGGTGCTCGCGAACGCCGAGCGCACGCGCGGCCTGCGGGCGCTTCACGGCGGCCGCATCATGATCGCGCTGAGGCGGGAGGGCGGCTGATGCTCACCGACGATGAACTGCTGGCGCTCATGACCGAGGAGGTCATCGCGCACGAGGCGCCGATCGAGATGGTCCTGCGGCCGCTTTCAGCGTTGCACCTCGCGGGCCTGCTCCAGCTTGCGTTGCGGCACCCCGGCACTCGAGAGCACGAGGACGCCTACTACGTCGCCGTGACCTTTCTCGAGCACGTCCGCGCGTACTTTGCCGACGCGCCGGCCACGCTCGAGGTCCTGCGCCGCGGCGACGATCCCGCGTACGACGGCGGCCGGCGCCAGCCGCCGCCCGATTTCCCCAACAGCCGAATCGGCGCGGTGACCCTCGCCCGGCTGCGCGCCGAGGTCTCGGCCGGCGCCGGCCACGACTGCGAGGAGTGGTGGAGCATGGGCGGCCGCTGCGTGCTGTGCGACAGGCGCCGATGATGTTCTGGATCGGCTTTCTCTGTGGGCTCGTGGCGTTCCCGGTGGTGATGTTCCTCGGCTACCTCGTGCTCGCGTGGCGCTTCATTCCGGACGTCCTGCCTGAGGACGCGGAGGAGCGGCGATGAACGCCGAGCGGATCTTGTCGCGGCGCGAGCTGGACCCGATGAAGTGCGGCACGCCCGGCTGCGAGTGCCCTGGGCCGCTGGTGCTGAACTCACGCTGTCATCGCGGACGCCCGATCGAGTTCACGTATGACTGGACGACCGGCCTGCTGACGGGCCGATGCACCAAGTGCCAGCGCCTCGTGTGCCACATCGCCGTCGCGGACACGGCCAGGCAGGACGGCCGCTGATGATCGAGTTCTGGGACGGGGACACGTTCGAGTACCAGATCCCCGGCTATGAGCCGATCCTCTGGAGCGTCCGGCGGGCCGAGCGCGCCCTGGCCGAGGGCGAACTGATGGCGACGGTCGACATGACGCTCGAGCAGATGCGGATGGTCGTCGAGCGCAACTACGTCGATCCTGCGCACCTCGATCGCGTCGACCCGAGCGCGCCCGGCATCGGCGCGCCGCTGGTGTGGGAGGGCGCGATTCAATACATCCTCATCGACGGGAACCACCGCTGCGCGCGCGCCTTGCGCGACGGGCGTCTGAGCTACCGCGTGCGCCTCCTGACCGACGCCGGCGCGCAGGCGGCATTCCTCAGCGGCCCGCTCGACCTGATGCCGTGGGGACCGGCGCACGCAGGCAAGCTGATCATCCCGGCCTACAATGATCGCGAGGAACGATGAACGTCGGCGACGGCCACGATCGCGACATCGACGGCGAGTGCTGGCCCGACTGCCCGGCCTGTGCGATGCGCCCGCGCATAGCGGTCGTCGAAGTCTCGCCAGCAACGATCGCCGCGCTCACTCGCGACCTCGCTCTCGAGAGCCGGGCGCCGTTCAGCGAGGCCGAGGTGCGCGGCGTCGTGGCGCGAGTCGGGCTCACCAGGGCGCGCGCGATGCTGACGATCGCCGCGCGTGCGGGCCAGGGCGTCGCTCTGACGCACCTTGCCATCGACATCGCCGAGCGGGAGCGACGGCGGGGGCACAAGAAGGGGGCACAAGGCGCCGAGCAAGGCGCGGTAAACGCCAGTAAAACCGCGGACTCTGGCGGAGCCGAGGCGGTGCCCCTTGGCGACGGCGCGAACCCGCAGAAAGCGGGCAATGATTAGGAAATCTGAGGATTTGGTTGGTTGCGGGGGCGGGATTTGAACCCGCGACCTTTGGGTTATGAGCCCACAGCTACGGCCAGAACCGCGCGAATTATACAGCAATTCCGCCGATTTCGAGAGGGGCACAAGTCCGTACGTAGTGTCCGGCTTTAGCCGGCCTCAGAGAACCCCCGCCGCCAGCTTCGCTCTCCCTTCAGCAATCGGTCCCGGCCCGGCCGTATTCAGTGGATAACCCAAAGCGCCCAGGGTATTCTCCACTTATGGAAACCCTGAACGCGACGGCGACCCAGACCACCGCTACCTCGGCCCGCTGCACTTACAGCGCCCGCGGCACGCAATGTTCGAACCCCGCGACGGCCGGCGACCGGTGCGCCGCTCATCAGCGCCGCGCGGTCGAGCCGCGGAACGCGCCCTCGAGCGACCCGGCCGCCGCCGGCGCTGAGGTGACGAAGTGAGCGCCGCCTGGCGCGACGGCAAGACCGGCCGGTTCCGCGCGTGCCGCGTGCGGGCCTTTCAGGAGATCGACGACCCGATGAACGAGTACGTCGGCGGCGACGTGATCGGCGAGCTCGTCAACGATATGCGCCGGCGCGATGTGCGCGACGGCTGCCCAGCGTGCCGCGCTGAGGTACTCGAGAACGCCAGCGAGCCGGACGTCCTGGCGCGGATGGGATTCAGATCATGAAACCCCAGGACTTGCTGCGCGCCATCTGGGAGACGGTCGATTTCCCGAACGACGGCTTCCGCGATGAGCGCGTCGTCCGCCAGGTCACAATCGAGGGCGCCGGCGAGGCCACGAGACTGCGCTTTGTGGCGGCCGACGGAACGGTGCTCAGCATCGCCGCGGACGCGATCCGCGTGGAGCCAACATGAAGAGAAAGAGATTTCGCGGCGACTCGTTGTATGAGCGGCTCGCTGCTCAACTGCGGTGGGTCGAGGAGCACGGCGGCGACGAGGCCGGGTACGTCGCACGGTACGGCGCGGGCGGCCAGCCGGACTGCTTCGGCAGCGGTGGCGAAGCGATCTTCGCGGCGGACCAGGCCGCGCTCAAGAACTTAATAGAAAGGGCGGTCAGCACACGATGAAACGAAAGAACCCGCACGCCGTCGCGCTCGGCCGCAAGGGCGGCCGCGTCGGCGGCAAGGTCAAGTCAGAAGCCAAGAGCCTCGCCGCTCGAGAGAACGGCAAGAAGGGCGGCCGCCCGCGCACGACGCCGGCGCCGCCTGTAGTCAACCCATCGGCCAGCGAAAGTGAAAGCCTGTAATGCGAACGTATACCGCCCTCGCCGCGCTCCTCGTGTGCCTCACCGGGTGCGCCTCGAGGCTTCCCAACGCGCCCGACGTCGTCACGCCGGCCGCGCAGACGGCGCCGGCCAGCATCCGGTTGACGCTGGCGACCCGATCCGACCGCCAGCTCGATGTCACCGCGACGGTCCTGACGGCTGACGGTCATTTCGTCAAAGACGTCGCGCTGACGTTTGCGATGGACGCCGGCACCGTGACGCCTGAGAGCGCGGTCACCAACGGGAACGGGGTCGCTCAGGCCGTCGCCTCGTCCACCTCGAGCGCGACGCTGACTGTGTCGGCCGGCGCGCTCGTCGCTAGCACGCGCGTCGATGGCGTGCCCTCGAGCCTGGCGCTCTACGCGATCGCCACGACGGCGGGCGACGACACGCCGTTTACGGTCAGCGGGTTCGTGTCAGGCACGACGCCGCTGGCCACGACTAGCTGGACGTTCGGGGATGGCGGCACGGCGACGAGCACCAACCGCAGCACGTCGCATCGCTACACGCGCGCCGGCGGCTACACCGCGACGGTCACCGCGACCGATACCCTCGGCCGGAGCGGGACGACGAGCGCGCTGATCACCGTGGCCGCCGCCGCCGCGCCGCCGCCACCGACACCGCCGACACCGCCAGCGCCGACGCCCACGCTCAGCGCCACGCTGACGTGCACGCCGGTCGCGCATGGTTCCGAGTCGAGCTGCAACATTGCCGTCAGCTACCGGGACGCGCTGCCCTCAGGCGCGGTCACAAAGGTGGACTGGGACTGGGGCGATGGCTCGACGAGCACGACGGTGCCGCCCTCAGCGCCGGTCGGCACGCGCACGTATCTGAAAGCGGGGACCTACACGGTGTTCGCCACGGCGACGGCGAACACGAGCGATGGCGCGAAGACGGCGACGACCTCGAAGTCGATTGTGATTCCGTAAACGTTGGCGGGGCGGTGTGACCTGTTCTGTCACACCGCCGAGCGCGCGGGCGGTCCTGCCAGGCGCGCGACAACCCGATCGACATATGGCTGGTTGCGATACGGCGGCGCCGCGTTGCCGCCCTGGCCGCCGTTGTAGGCGGCGAGCGCCTGCGGGACGCTGCCGTGCGCCCAGCGCAGCAACGCCGCCAGCTTGCGACAGCCGTACTCGAGGCCGATACTCGGCACGAACAGATACTCCGGGTCGTGCGCCGTGTAGCCGACCTCGACCGCCACGGGAAACATGATCTGCATCAGGCCATAGCTCGCGCTGACGCGCTCTGGGTTCAGGTGTTGGTACGCGGGATTCGTCGCCAGGTAGCGCGTCCAGAAGGCCGGCTCGTATCGGTACGCGTGCGTGCGGCCCGATGACTCGACGAGGACGAGCGCCTCGACCAGGTCCGGATCGAGGCCGTGTGTTTTCGCCGCCGCCACGATCTCCGCGCGGTACGCCGTGCTCATCGCTGGCGACCGTGCTGCCCACAAACGTAGCCTTCCCCAACAACGCCCACCACGTACAGCCCGGTCATCAGCAACAGGTGCAGCTCCCGCCGTTTACACCAGGCCAGTCCGTTGTAGAGCACGCCGCCGACGAACAGCGCCAGGATCGCCGCGTGATACGCGCGCTTCAGATCTTCGCAGCAGCCGCAGTCGAGGACCGTCACGCAGGCGGCTTCGCAAGGCCGAGATACGGAACGACCAACCCCGCCTTCTGCCGCGCCGCGATCGCGTCGATGACCAGCCGGTCGCCGGCGAGCCCGTCCGTGAGGTCGCCGAGCTCCTGGCGGAACAACTCGACCTGCTTCGCCAGCACGGTGAACGCCGCGACCACGTCCGGCACCGGCGGCGGCTCGACAACGACGACCGGGATGCTGTCGGCCAGCACCTCGAGGTAACCGCCGATGTAGCCGCCGACCGTGACGATCCCATCGTCCAGCCATTGCGGGCCGTTGGTCGTCGGCACGTCTGACAGCACCTTCCTCAGCGACAAATCCGGATAGCAGATCCGCGACGCGCTGACCTGGACGCTGCCCAGGCGCGTGGTGTAGGGCACGTGGTTTTCGCCGGCCGACTTCAGCAACAACCCGGCGCGCTCCGCGGGGAACAGTTGGTTGAGCCGCTGAATGACGCGCACGGTGAACACGAGGGCGCCCTCCACGGTCTTGTCCGCTGGCGTGGCGGCGTAGACCTCTCGCACGATGTCGAGATGATTCGCGGTCATCGGACCACCTTGAGATATTCCTCCACCGCGTCTCGGAGTGCGGTGATCGCCGCGCGACTCTCCGCCGTGAACCCGCCGATCCCGTCCGGCCAGATTTGCGTGTTGGCGCCTTGGGTCATCGCCGACGGTTGCGCCGCCAGCACGAACCAGCCGAAGGCTTCGTCTGGCATCGTCGCGAGCGCCTCGAGGATCTGGCCGCGCGTGGCGTCGGGCACCGTCACGGTAAAGCTGTCGCCGGTCACATCGGTGGGATCATCCTCGAAGCGGAAGCCCAACTTCGTGATCGCCGTTTCGACATCACTCCACCCGGAGTGATGGCCCTTGCCGGCCGTGCTGGCATCCGCGATGGTGAACGCGGCTTCAACCGCGAGCGCGCGCGTTTCGAGCCGAGCGTGTGTGGTGTAGTTCTTCATGGTGTCGGCCTCCATTTCGCATCGAACGCGGCGACGAGTTGCCGGATGCGCAAGCACAGTTGTTTCTCGTCGCGGTCTTTCACTTTGCCCTCCGCGACGCTCTGCCATTGCAGGTTGTCGACCGCATCGCGGCCGCCCGCGCAGAGTGGAAAAATGTGGTCGGCGACGAAGCCCGGCCGCCCCTGCGGATAGCCGGTCGCCTTCAGAAAGGCCCGGTGCACGGCGCGCGAGCGGATCACCTCGCCGCCGAGCGCGAGCGAGGCCGCCAGCAGCACGGCGGCGATCACGAGGAACGTCCTCATCGGCCCTCGTCGTGCGGGCCGACGCCACCGATTTTCGTGTGGTTCGTGCGCGTGAAGTACACCGACGTGACCGCAAAGAACACGTTGCTCAGCGTCCCGTAGGCCAGCAGCCGGAGCTCGTGCGGAATCGTCGGCCAGGTGACGAGGAAGGCGGTGACCCCGAGGGCCACGGTCGTCACCATGAGCGCGATATTTTTCTGCGTGCCTTCCCACATCACGTTGATGTGGCGCTGGCCGGCGGTCGACAGGTCCTCTTCATACGTGGTCCTGGCGGGCACCGACGGGTCGGTGGTCTGGTCCTGCCGCGGTGGCACGCCGGTGCTCGTTTTGGCCTTGCCGACAACGACTTCGACGGGAATCGGTGCGGCCGTCGCGACGACGGCGACCGGGACGGGCTCGGCCGGTTTCCGCCGGTCGTTGACCAGCGCGCTGTGTTCCTCCTCGTGTGGGTCCATCACAGTCCGGCCTTCGTCCGCACGGCATTCCGGACCTGTGTCTCGGTCCGCATCGGCAGCGCGGGCGTCAGCGGTGGCGAGACGGCGGCGCGGAGCGTGTTCAGCTCGGTGCGCAGCACGTTGATCTCGTCGAGCATCACGCGCATCACGGCCAGGTCGAGCGGACCGAACGCATCGACCGCGTTCTGTGCCCTGATGGCGGGCGTGATGGCGGGCGCCGTGTCGATCGCGTTCTGCGCCGCGGCGATCTGCGGCCCGGTCCACGCGGTCGCTTTGGTGATGCGGTAGCGGGCCTCGTTGTCCCACCAGACCTGCGCCGTGGCATCGAGCGCCCGCACGGCCTGCACGAGCGCGGCCTGGTCCGGTTCGGTGGCGCGCGCGGTCACGAAGATTTGATCGGCCATTCACCTAATCCAATTTGATCATCGACATGTGGGTCGTGCGCGGGTCGCCCCAGTTCAGGTTCACCGCGACGCCGGTGTTCTGATAGGCCACCTGCTCGAAGTAGTCGCCCTCGACCGCCGCCACCACGATGGACGGCGCGGTGATCTCGATGGCGCCGGCGGTCGGGGTCGCCTGGATGTCGAAGCCGCCGCGATTCGCTGCGCCGTTCTTCCACAGGCTGATCTGATAGCGCGCGTTGGTGCTCGTGACGAAGCCGGTGTGAAAGACCACGAGCCAGTTGCCGGTGCCGCCGACGGGAATCGTGAAGCGACTCGGGTTGGTGACGTTGTCGTGGATCGCGCCGATGTCGGACTCCTCGAGGTCGTAGGTGACGACCGCCGTCGTGTTGTTCGCGAGTGATTGTGCCGCGCTCTTGTAGGCGTGGCAGCGGAACCGCATCGTCTTCTCGGCGATGATGCGCCAGCGGGCCGTGGTGCCGTCGTACCGCAGCGTCGCCGCGCAGGTGCCCGCCTCGTACGCATGGGTCGCCGCGTTGCCGGTGATGATCCGATTCGCCGCCGTGCCGAGGGCCGCCACCTGGTCATTGATGTTGACCTGGCCGGCGCCGACCAACTCGATCGTCAGCAGTTGCCCATCGACACCGGCCGCGATGCTGGTCAGGGTCAACAGCGTCGCGTTGTTGCAGCGCAGGACGGCGGCGCCGGCGGTCAGCGCAAAATCGTTCACGGTGCCGGTCGACGTCGTCGTCTGCACAATCGGCGCAGTCGTCCCCACCGCCGCCAGGGCCGCGTCGATCTGGTCGTAGAGCTCCGTCTTCCACGCCTGGTTCCAGATGGTCCCAGTGGTACGTGAGCCGTCATCGTCGACGATTGGAGTGCGGGTGATCGCCATCTTACGCAGCCTTTCGCAGGAGGTCCTCGAGCGTGAAGCGTGAGCTCGAGGCGACCGCGACATACGTCGGCCAGCGCGCCGGTTGGAAATTGCTGATCGTGACTTGCTGGAGCTTGAAGCTCCCCACCGTACTCGTCGGCGCGGCGGGGATGTTCACGCCGATCGTTCGGCCCGCGTGCGTGTTCTTGTCATGGGTCGTGTACCCGAGGCCAACCGTGATCGCGCCGCTGAGCGCGAGCTGCGCGTTGCAACGCGCGCGTCCTTCTGTCGCCGAGATGCGCCCGTCCTGAATCACCGCGCCTTCAATGACGCCATCGTCGACCAGCGGCAGCATCAGGGCGGCGACCGCGGCTTGTGCCACAAAGTCGTTGACCTCGACCCGGAGATTCACCGGATCGCCCTTGTTGATGCGGTACAAGATCGAACCAACGCCGGTTGCGGGAATGCCGCGCAAGGTGGGCGCGAGCGCGAGGACGTCGCCGTAGAACAGAGAACTCAGGATCGCGCCCACGCCCGTCGCGGGAATGCCGGTCAAGGTGTTGTCGGTGACGCCCGTATAGCGCACCAGATTCCCGTCCGGCGTCACGAGCCAGCCGCTCGTCGGCCAGCTGCCGAGGCCCGATGTCAGCAGCGACGTCGAGCCGGCGTTCACTTGGCCGTAGGATTGCGTCAACCCACTCGTGTCGCTCGTCGGCGCGTTGGCGCCCAGCGAGCCGTCCGCCGTCGCGTCTTGCACGCCCACGGTGGCGGTGTTGTTGGCGATGGTCTGCTGGAGCTTCAGTTGCGTCCCGCCCACCACGGTGCGATACACCTTGCGGCTGGTGGTACCGGTAGCGCCGATGCTGATGCCGCTCAGCGCCACTTGACGCCCCTCGGCCGACGTGTTGGAGCTGGGGGCCGCTTGGGACGTCCCCGTGGTGCCCGCCGTGTCGCAGGTCACCGACCCGCCCGCCGAATTGTTGGCCACCCCGAAGCAGGCGCGATACACGACGCCGCCGCTCTCGGTGCTCAACAGGAAAATCAGAATCGTTTTCACAACCGGATTGGTGGAATAGGGGACCGTCACCCGGACCGGCGCCGACCGCGTGGGGTTGAACGGGTCGCTGTTGGACACGGTGGTGTGCAACGCACTGGCCGGACTGGGCAGCGTTTGCTCTGAGTAGTCGGACAGACTCACCTTGGTGCTGTAGGTGTAGACGAAGTGTTGCGCCTCGCCAATCGGCGTGAATGAGTTGAAGGTGCCGCCGTTCACATAATCGGCGCACGTCGGGGCGGCCGTGGGGTTCGCCACGGGACCCAAGGTGGTGACGGCGCGCAACGGACTGGGCAACGATTCGCCGGCCGCCGTGACGTCCGTGTAGGCGTACTGATACACCCCGAGGCCGAGGCCGACGCCCACCACGGGGGTACCCACCAGCGCCACGCTCGGCGCAGCGCCCGGTCCGAGAATTGTGCCCACGCCGCCTGCATCGGCGCTCGTGTAGGTCAGCCGCTGCGGCCCAGACACGACGATGCCGCCCGCCGGCTCATACCACGCCACGTCCTCGACCGGTAAGACCGTTTCGCCGGGTTCGATCTGCGTCAGCGCATTCACGCCGCCGCCTTCCGCGCACTGCCGGGTGATGACTTGGCTGAGGTCGCGCGTGACCGCGAGGGCCGTCATCTCCGTGAGGAGCGTGGATGCGGGCGTCAGCGTGGTCGGATCGGTCTGCGACGTATCGGTCGCGATGCCCAGGCGGACGTCTTTGTTGTAGGTCGGCTTGAAGTACGCGCCCATGCGCTTACACAGCGCACTGAGCGCCTGCGCGAGCGTCAGATTTGTGACCGTGAATTCATCGAGGACCGGCAGCCCCTCGGCCACATACCTCGACGTGAACCCTGGCGCCAGGGCGATGATCGCCCGCGCGATGACGGTCCCGGAGACGTTTGTCCACCGCCGCGTGATGGTGCGCCGCGTGAGTTGCCACGTGTAATCAATGACGCTGACCGTGTCGTTCCCGTTCGCCGGCGAGCCGACGTAGCCGTGCGCGTCGGTCAGGATCGTGCCGGCGAACAGGCGATCGAGGTTATTTTTCGACCCGAGCGTGATGACGACGTCTTGCCCGTCGCTCGGCGTGAAGCCGCGCACGCGAAAACCGCACGTGTTGGGCGTTTCGCCTTCGCGCTCGGTGATCTGGAGCGTCTCGTTGTCGACCTTCTGCGCGGCGACCGCCCGCCCCGTCGCGTAGTGGACGCCGCCGATCGCGACGAAGACCAACGGCGAGTGGTCATTCGCCCGGCTCATGGACCCACGCATGACGCCGCCCATCGCGTAGTCGAGGGACGGCAGAGACCCGGAGACCATCGGCGCCATCAGGCGCCCACCGGCATCCGCATCCCGGTGCTCCGCAGGCGGGCGGTCATCGCGTCGTCGATGGCCGCCGCGATCGCCGTCGGCGTGCCGAGCGGCTGCGTGACGTGAATGTTGATGATCATGCTGCCGCCGCTGTCCCTGCCGCCGCCGCCGCGCTTCACCAGCGCACCGCCGCTCGGCACGACGAACTCGTCGTCGTGCATCATCGCCAGGCCAGCGCGGGTCGGTCCGCCTTCCGCGTGCGAGCTGACGACGGGTGGTGCAAACGTCGACGGGCCTAAGCTGAACGCCCCGCCGAGGCTGAACCCGCCTGCTGCTGGCGCGTTGATGCCGCCGCCTTCGCCGGGTCGATGGCCGACGATGTCGAACGCGATCCCAGACGCCAGCGCGGCCGCGCGGGCCGCGGCGTCTGCGGCCTCGCCCCACGTCTGGATGACACCCTTGATCGCGGCGACCTGGCGGCCGCTGGAGCTCTCCGTGGCGGACGCCACATCGAACAGCGACTTCGTGTAGGCGTCCATCAGCACCTGTTCTTGCTTGACCTGCGAGATGCCCTCGACCTTTTTCGCGTGCAGGTCCTCGAGCGCCAGGTTGAGCGTGTCGAGCGCGGAGTGCTGCACCGCGAGCGCGCCGCTGGCGTCCAACCCCCACGCCGCATTGAGCTTCACCTGCGCGTTGAATTCCGCCTCTATTGCGGCGTTAACGTCGGCGGCCGCCTTCGTCTGCTGGTCGGTTTGAATCCGGATGATCTCAATTTGCCGCGCATGCGCCTCGTGGCGGAAATCGTCGAGGAGTTTTTCGTTGGCGAGTTGCTCGGCTTCCACCTTCTTAAACTCGGCCTCGGCGGCGGCCCGATCCGCGGTGTACTTCGCAAACTGCGCCGCGTTGACGCCGATGCCGGCCGCGTTCTGCGCGGTCAACGCGCCGATCTCCTTCAGGTGCCCCAGATATTCGGTCTGCCAGGCGCGGAGCGGCTTCACGGAGTCGAGCTCCAGGGACGCCATGAACTGCGCCGCCTGGCCGTGCGCGTCGAGCGCGACCTTTGCCGCGCCGTGCGCGCCAGCGGCGCCGAGGGTCGCCGTCTTGTTGGCGTCGGTCTTCTGATTCAGATCATCGAGCAGTTTGGCCAGGTGCTCGGTCCCGGTGCCGGTGATGCCTTGCGAGAAGCCGTCCTTGATAAACGCCCAGGTGATCGCCCATTTGCTCGCGCCCTTGTCGGCCGCGTCGACGAGCACGTTGAAGCCCTGCGCGACTGGGCCGATCAGGTTCGCCGCGATCGACGACAGGTTCTTGTTGGCGCGGGCGATCGACTCCCCGAACTCGTCCATCGCGTCGACCGACTCCGTACTGGCGACGTGGTTCAGGCGTTGCCATTTCTCGAGCGCGCCCTCGATGCCTTCCGAGGCGCCGGCCATCGCGGCCCCCAGCTTGCCGCCGAAGAGCTCCGCCGCCGCCGTATCGCGGAGTCCGCCCTGGAGTGTCGCCAGGCCGCTCTCGACCTTGAGAAACAGCTCTTTCCCCTGCAACCCATCGACGTCCTTCAGCGCCAGGCCCATCATGTGCAGGCCGCGCGCCACCGATTCATCGCCGCCGGCGATACCGCGACTCAGCTTGAACAACCCTTTCGCGAGCGTCTCCTGGTCGACGCCGAACTCGGTCATGGCGCCGGCGAGCAGCTGAATCTCTTCGACGCTGATGTGTGTTTGCTGGCCGAGGTCTTTTAGGGCCGACGCTTCGTTGATCGTGTCCTTCACGAAGTTGAAGGCGGCACGCGCGGTGAACATCGCCAGGAACCCGGTCGCGAGCTGCTTCACGGTGTCGGTCAGCCCGGTACTCGCTTCGTTCGCGCCGCGGGTTTCGTCCGCGAGCTTTTGCATCCCTGGCGGGGCTTCGCGCCCCAGCGCGCGGTACTTCTCGAGCGCCTTCTCGAGCGTGGCGTTGACGCGCGCCTGCTCGGCTTCGGTCAGCCTCGAGGCGCCGCCGATTTCGTTGACCGCCGCCACGACGTTGTGCGCCGATTGAATCAGTTTGTCGCCGCTGAAGGAGGCGGCGAGCTTGCCCATTGCGGCGGTCGTCGTCTCGATCTGGCTGACGCCCTCGGCGAGGTTCTTCTTCAGTTCCTCGATCGTGGCGGCCACGCGGACGATGAGTGCGGGGTTGCCCATCTAGTCGCCGAGCCCTTTCTCGTCAATCGCGGCCTGAACCGCGTCCCTGGCGCGCCGATCGTGCGCGCCTTCCTCGAGGCGCGCGCTCGCGAACAGGAACGGTTTCGCGGTCATGAACTTGGTGCCGAACTCGAGGAAGCTGCCGATGTGCTGGCGGCCGGCGCCGACGTAGATCACGTACCCGTCGCCGCTGTGCGTTTCCTCGACCGTGACCGCGTCGCCGGTCCGGCCGGTGCGTCGCCGGACGCGCGCGCGGGCTTCGGTGGCGATGGCCTCGGCGGTGACCTTCGCGGCCGCCTTCAGGTGCGCGTGCACCGCCTCGGGGATCGCCGCCAGCGCCGCCAGGAGGTCGGTCGCGTCGACGTCGATCGTCATCTGGTCAGCCATGCTCGAGTTCTTCCTCCGCGAGCTCGTGCTCGATTTCCTTCGCGCGTGTCCGCATCGGTGAGGCCTGCCAGTCCGGCACGTCCGCCGCGTTGGCGGCGTGGGCGCGCGCGTAGGCCCGCGACTCGATGATCTCCTCCAGCATCCCGACGGGCAGCCGGTCCATCTCCGCCATGATTTCAGTCGGGAACTTCCCCGGAAACTCCTCGCACAGGCGGCTCAGGTAGTAGGCGAACGGCGAGACTGGTCTGAACGGCTGCTGCCCGGTGCCGTCAAGCAACCGGTGCAGCAGCCGGTCGCTCTTTTTGCGCGCGCTCCACGTCCTCCCTGGCCGTGTAGAACAGCGCGGGCTTCGTGATCCGCAGGACCTCGGTCGCGATAAAGTCGACCGCCTCGTCGTCGAGGTCGCCGATCGCGTCGTAGGGCTCGACCGCCGGCTTGCCATTGCTTGCCGGCTGCGCCGGGATCGGCTTGATCGACTGCGGGTACGTCCACGCCACGAGACCAGCCCGCACGAGCGCGTAGCGGTCGTATCCGGTCAGCGGGTCCGCGATCGCCTGCTCGACCTCGCGCTTGTCGCTGAGGCTGCCCTCGAGGATGCGCCGGAACTTCGTCGCCCAGAGGCGCGAACCGCCCGCCGCCACGCCGGTCGCGTGCGCTTCTCGAGCCGCGTCGCACTCGAGGCCGGTCAGCTTCCGGACGATCACCGTGTGCGGCGGGTCGAACGGAATCGGAATCGGCTCCGACTGCGTCTGGCTGGCGAAGATGCTCACGACGGTCTACGTCCAGACGCCGGCGCCGGTGGGTTGCAGCGTCGATTCGAAGCCGGTCAATTTGCCATTCGACGGCGCCACTCTGTATTTGTTCAACCAGCACGAGACGGTAAACGTCTTCGCGTCGCCGAACACGATCACGAGCGTCCGCGCCGTGGACGTCGGCAGCGCGTCGGCATCGCCGGGACGCAGCACGACGTGCGGGCCAGTCACGGTGGTGGTATCGAACAGCCCCTTGACGGGGATCGGCGCCACCTTTCTCATGCCCGTCGGCGCAAACTCTCTCCAGAGGTCGCCGAACGCCTCGGAGGACTGGAGCTCGACCTCGATTTCCGCGCCGCCCAGCTCCATGACGAAGTTCGTGATGAGCCGCGGCGTGCCGCCGCTGTCGGTGAGACTGACGGTGACGCTGGTTGATCCTTGAATCCCTACGGCCATGGTGTGCTCCTGTCCTAGTTGCGCTTGAACCCGACGAACGGCGTGATCGACCCCGCGCCCGTCACGTCGCCGTTGAACGAGAGATAGCGATCGATCGTGCCCGCCACGGTCAGGCGTTCCGCCGCTGGCGCCGCCACGACGTTGCTGAACGTCACGAGGTCGGCGTACGTGATGTCGTCGGGCGAGCTGCGGATCTTCCCGACGAACCCGGTGAACCCTGAGAACGCGCTGACGAATTGATACCCGACCCCGCCGAGCTTCGTGTTCGCGCGCACGAACGATCCGCCGGTGCCCGCGATGGTCACGTTCACCGGGACCGAGAACTGCGTGGGCGAGATCACAGTAACGGTCTGTTGGCCGTTGATCGACGGCGTCGAGGTGATGACGCCGCTGATGAGGATGATGTCGCTCGTCGCCAGGCCGTGCGGGATCGGCGTGGTCACGACCGACGGGTTCGCGAGCGTGTTCGACGTAATCGGGATCGCTCGCTGGCCAGGGTCGAGCGTGTAGTCGACCGAGGCGCCGTCCGTCTTCGTGTTCCAGTCCACGGTCTTGGCCACGGCGTTCTGCAGGATGACGCCGTCGTCAAGCTGGCCGCTCACCTGATACGACACGTTGGCCTTCGTGAGCTTGCCGAGCGCCGACAGCGGCGCGTACTTCATCGAGAAGGCGCCCTGGCAGGCGGTGAACAAGGCGCCGATCAGGTTGCCCGCTTCCGCCCACGCGACCAGCCGGACTGTCAAAGGCGCGCCCTTCATCGCGTCGTGAATCCCCGCGGCCGTCGAATCGAAAAACGCGCCGCCCTGTGTGATGGTCGCCTTGCGCATCCCGGTCGGCAGCGTCGCGCGCCACAGATCGCCGAGGCCTTCCGATGGCTCGAGTTCGACCTCGACCTCGTGCGAGAAGTCTTTGACCTTCGCGGACAGCAGGTTGTAGCCGTCCACCAGGAGCACGCCGAACTGCGACGAGCCAAACAGCGGCATCAGGCCTCCTCATCGCGCCGGCGCGCGCGAGTCGCGGGTTCAATGTGCCCGCTGGCCAGCAGCGGCGCGAGGCTCTGCACCGGCACGCGTTCGCAGGTCTCGCCTTCCTCGGCGAGCGTCTCGTCGGCGGCGGTCGACAGTCGCCGCACCGCGCGGAAGTTTTTCCCCTTCAGTTCAGTCATGCCAGACCTCGTCTTCCCACTTGTAGCCGCAGACGTAGCAGGTCGGGCGACGGATGCCGAACCCGCACGACGGGCCGCGCTTCTTTTTGTCGGCGCCACACTGCGGACAGTCGGCCGAGGCCGCCTGGCGCGCGGGTCGGCCGGACGCATCGACCAGCGGCGGGCGCGTCGGTTGCTCGTTCATGCGGCGATCTCCTGCACGATGAGGTCGACGTTAGTGACCAACTCCTTGACTTTCACGCCGTTGAGTTCCTCGTCCGCCAGCGGGATCGTTTCGATCTCCGGGAGCGGCGTCCCGCTGCACACCGTGTAGCCCTCGACGACGAGCGCCGTCGTGAACAGCAGATCGATCGCGCGCGCCATCACCGCCTGCGCGTCGCGCATCGTCCCGTTGTTGCTCTGAAAGACGTGGAGCCGCAGCGTGACGCCAGGCACCGAGCCCGACCCAGGCCGCGTGCCCAGGCCGCCGTAGTTCGCGGTGTGTAAGAGCTCGAGCCACAGGAACGGGTAGTCCGGGCTCTCAGGCACGTCAGATTGCACGCCGCCGAGCGCCAGCGCGTACAGTGCCGCGTCCTGGAACAGCGCGTAGACGGCGTCGCCGACGGCCGTGAGCGGGAGCAGGTAGGCCATCAGACGACCTCCCCGCACTCGAGGAACATGTACTGGCGGCCATCGCCGTCGGGCGGCAGGCCGTGAATCTCGAGCGTGTGCTGCCCGGCGCCGGCCGGCCATTGCGGCGTCCAGAGCGCGCGCATCTGCGGCACCAGGTCCGCGCGCGTGTGAATACGGAAGCGGTAGTCGAGTTGCGCCTGGAGCGCCTGCGCCTGGAGCCGCTCGAGCGCGCGCACCGGCAGGAGCTCGGCCCAGACCGTGGCGTAGTCCGCCCACCCGATCTTCCGGCCGCCGCTGGCGTCGGACACGTACGTCACCGTGATCGTGCCGGTCGCCGGCGTCGCCAGTGCCACATTCACCACGTAGGTGAACGACGAGGCGCCGGTCACGGTGATCTTGACCTTGCCGTTGTAGCCGGGCGGGACGGCGCCGGCGACGAGGACGAAATCGCCGGTCGTGAATCCGTGCGGCGTCGCGGTCAGCGCCGTGCCAGTGGTCGTGTTTCGCGTGAGGCTCGTCACGCCGATCGGATCGGGGACGTTCTCCTGAATCGTGAGCCGCTCGCGCATGACCGGGGCTCTCGGCATCAGGCCACGCACACCAGGCGATATGGCGCGATGGTGTCCTCATACGTATCGGCCAGCGTCGCGTCGACGTAGCGCGTGCTGCCCTCGTTGGCGTAGAACCCGGCCAGCATCCCGACCGCCTGGACGAGCGCCGGCGGGACCAGGGCGGCCGAGGCGAAGCCGGCGACGAGACGCATGACGTACGGCTGGAACGGGCGCAGGTCGGAGGGCCAGGCGCCGCTCAGCGTCAGGCCCAGCCGCGCCGGGTACGGCGCCTCGCTCGAGGCGTCGAGCGTGTAGTTGCTGACGCCGAGCGTCTGGACGTTCCCGGCCGTGTCGATCGACACGATCGAACTGACCGTCGCCACGGGCCGCCACGGCAACTCCACCGGCGTGCGGTCGCGCGGGAGCGCATCGAAGAACACGTCGTAGGTCTCGGCCAGCAGGACGATCCCGGTGTCCTGTTGCACCTTGGCCCGCGCCGAGGCGAGAAAGCGCGGAAACAGAGCGTCGAGACTGGTGTCGGTGGTCGAGAGCCGCGCGTACGCCTTCACCTCGGCGAGCGAGAGCAAGTCTGCCGCGATGGTCCGAGTGACCGTGCCGCCGGTGCCGCCGACGGTGACTTGAAGCGGGATCGAGAACGAGAGCGTGCTGAGCACCGTCACGACGCGCGCGCCATCGACCGCCGGCGTCGATCCGAGGTGGCCCGCGATCGCGACGGTGTCGCCGCTGGCCAGGCCGTGCGGCGTCGCGGTGGTGATCACCGAGGGGTTCGCCACCGACGACGACGCGATCGCCACCGCCGGCGTCACGCGGACTGAGACGGCGTGCGGCGCGGCGGCGCTTCCGTATGCTTGCGCCCAGAACGGCGGCATGGTGAAACTCACCGCTTCCGCTTCCCCTCACCGCGATAGGTGCCGCTCGTGAAGTGCCCTGGCGGGAGCGTCGCCTGCACGGCGGCCGCGGTCGCGGTGGACGTCCGCGCGAGCTCGGCGGCCGCGTCCCGCTGCGGAAGCTGGACGACCTCGATCGCGCCACCGCCGCACGAACAGTGCGGCGCCCCGCAGACGATGCACTCGCCGGGGTCGGGACCGATGCTCACTTGCGGTGCTTCCCCAGCACGCGCCGCCGCTCCGTCGGCGCCTTTGGCTGCTTCGCCTGGCGCGCGTTCATCTGCTTGACGGCCGCCTTCACCGCGCGCGACGGCCGCCGCGGCTTCGTGGTCTCGGTGGTCTTCTCAACCGGCTGTTGTGTCTCGGGCGTCGCTGGCGCCGCCGCCGGCGGCGTGCCGCCCTCGTGCTCGATCACCCGGCCGCCTTCGCCATATGTAGTCGGCATACGTCTGTCCCTCCTTGAATCCGACGAGGCTGTCGTCTTCCCCTAGGTCGAGGTCGTCGGCGCCGTCATCAGGCACGATGCCGTCGATCATCACGGCTGGCCCCGACTAGCTGATGACGACTCCGTACGGCGCGCTCGTCGGCACCCAGTGCAGGTTGTCGGCGAGTAGTTCGATCGAATCGCCCACCGCCGCGAAGGTCATCACGTCGAACGACGCGCCCTTGCCGCCCAGCCCCTCCGTGATCGTCACGGTGTGCGCGAACGCGGTACGCCCGACGATGAGGAGTTTGATCCCCTCGTCGGCGGCGGCCGGCGGCGCGAGCGTCATCGCCGCGGCGCTGCCCTTGGTGATGGCGTGGACGCCGTCGGCGATCGTGATCGCGCCGTTGGCGGCGTAGAGCGTCGCGCCGTCCTCACTGCCAGGGGAGGCCTGCACGAATTTGTTTTTCGCTGCGTTGAAACGAGGCATCTGCCGTTCTC